AACGGCACATATGTTGAATTTGACGTAGAACAATACCTATCGGGCGAATATTCAATGAGTGATTACCGTGAGGACAATTCCGAAACACCGATACCAAATGGAGTACTATAAATTTTATGATCAGATTTACCCCCAATCAAAAGATCACGGTTGATGCAGCGGCGGCAGAGGGCTTGCCGTCGCGCTCAATCTCAGGCGTGGCAGTCACTTACGACGAAACAGCAACAGTTAATGACGGCACTAAGGTACGATTTTTGCAAGGGTCGTTGCCAGTCACGGGGCGCGACCCGAAACTATTTATGCAACACGACAGCAATCAGATTGTCGGCAAAGTAGTTGAGCGCGTGGACACGCCACAAGGCATGATGTTTACGGCCAAGATCAGCGCCACTCGACTAGGCGATGAAGCTTTGACGCTGGCTAATGACGGCGTTATTGACGCGGTATCGGTAGGCGTAACGCCAACAAAGTTTAGTTACGACGAGGAAGGCGTGATGATCGTTGAGGCGGCTAACTGGCAAGAATTGTCGCTAGTCAGCGAGGGCGCGTTTAGCGGTGCAATCATTACCGACGTCGCAGCCAGCAAGCCTGACGAGGTAGCCGAGGGTATCCCCGAAACCGAATTGACAAGTGCTATACAATCAGAACAACAAGAACAAAAGGACACAACCCCTATGAGCGAAACACCAGCAACACCAGTAGTTGAGGCAGCACAGTCAACAGTTGACAAACTTTGGGCGCAACCTGCACGCGAATTCAAAATGCCAACACCGGGCGAATACATGGCAGCAATGGCAATCGGTGGCGACACTTTTGCAAAAGTTAATCTTGCATACAAAGATGCAGTTAGAAAACAGCAGTCAGCGTTGCAAGCAGCAGCGGGCGACATTTTGACAACTGATACACCGGGTCTTTTGCCAGTTCCAGTTCTTGGGCCACTATTTCAAGACTTGAATTTTGTGCGACCAGTTGTTAGCGCATTTGGTGCGCGTGCAATGCCAAACACACCGTCAAAAACTTTTATTCGACCAACAATTACTACGCACACTTCGGCCGCAACACAGACCGAAGGTTCGGCAGTTAGTGCAACAACAATGGTTATCGCATCAAACACAGTTACTAAAACAACTGTTGCTGGTCAAGTAACAATTACTCGACAGGACATGGACTTTACAGACCCAAGTTCAATGAACTTGATCTTGAACGATCTTGCAGGCGAGTATCTCATTAAAACTGATGACGTTGCAGCCGACGCACTTGTTGCAGGTAAAACTGCATCAGGCTCGACATGGACAGTTACGGCAGGCGACCCAACATCGCTGATTGAGTCTTTGTATGACGCGGCACGCGAAATTACTGAGGACAGCAACTACTTCCCAACACACTTGTGTGTATCGCCTGACGTTTGGCAAAAACTTGGTCAGCAACTTGACTCAAGCAAGCGACCAGTACTCGGTTACACAACTGACGGTGTGCTTGGTCAAAATTCAATTGGTAAAGTTGGCGGTCTCGCTTACACAGCAATGGACGTATTTGGTCTTAAATTGGTTGTTGATAACAATTTTGCAAACGGCACAATGCTTGTTGTTTACGCACCGGGCTTTGAGATCTACGAGCAACAACAGGGCATTTTGTCTGTTGATGTTCCGTCAACTCTTAGTCGCACATTTAGTTACTACGGTTACTTCTCAACATTTGTTGCCAAGTCATCGTTCATTCAGGGCATCGTAATCGCCTAGTCGCATGGCGGCTACACCGCTATGGCGACCTATCTAACAGCGTCAAAACAGTTACTAAATAACTACGCCTGCATATCAACGCTCGAGCCAACCGACATACAGGTTGGCGACAGCATTGTTGTTGCAAGCATTGGCGCACCGTTTAACGGCACGTTTACCGTGTTGTCATGTCCGCAATACGAGTACACAGGCATTGACAGCACGACAGGCGAATGGACATTTAACGAGAACGTACCGCGCGCTAATCAAGTGCTGTACGCCTGCACAGGCGACGCAGTTGAGTACAGCGCGTTCTACACAGGCACAGTCTCGTTTACGCCTACGTGTACGTGGGTTACGGTCGCAAACCTTGTCACCTATCTTGGCGTGTCAATCACAAACCCGTCAGACGATTACACGCTGGCTACGCAGGCCGTAAGCGCTGGCAACCAGTTTTGCAGTCGCCGTCGCGCCGAGGCAGGGTACAACGACAGTCTTAGCACGTCGCCTAGCGGTGACGTAACGCTGGGAACGATCATGTATTGCGCGGCGTTGTGGCGTAGTCGAGGCAGTCTAGAAAACGTGTTTGCGTCGTTTGACAACATGGGTACAGCACCGCAACAGTCAATGACACCGATCGTCAAACAGTTGTTAGGTATTGACCGACCAGCGGTGGCATAGTGCCTGCACCGTACAACGATCTATTTAACGAGGCGCTAGACGATCTGAGCGCCACGCTGACAGCCGTAACAGGTTTACGGGTAGTAAACGACCCGACAAAACTTGTGCCTAACTGTGTGTTTATTACAGCGCCGAGTTTTACGACGATCGCTGGCAACGGCAACATTGTGCGTATGGATTACCCGATCAAAATTGTTGGCAGCGGCCCAGCAGGGTTGCCCGTGTTGCGGGAGATTTTGCAGATCACCGCGTTAGTGCTTGGCTCAAGCGTAATTGCAATGTCGGGCAGACCCGGCACACTCGACATAGGCGGGCAAGAATATCCGTGTTATGACGTGGCAGTTGGCTTGCAAGCGCAAACGGCGTGAGCATACACACGCATATCGTTGCGGTATGGTAAAACTATAACTAACACATCAAGGAGTAAATATGCCAACTAGCACTTATCTTTCAAACCCAGTCGTGCTTATCGGCGCGTCAAGCGCAGCGACTACAGACATCACCGATCAGGTATCCGCAGTTACCGTTAACTACATCGTTGAGGCACTTGAGGACACCGCGTTTGGCTCGACTGCCCGCACAAACACCGCTGGCCTGCAATCAAACAGCGCAACATTAACTCTTTATGCGTCATTTGCATCAGCTGAAAGTTACGCAATTCTTGCGCCACTTGTCGGCACAAAGTGCTACATCAAAGTAACCCCAGCGTCAGGCGCAAACAGCGCAACTAATCCGGGCTTTGAATTGACAAACACTTACTTAAGCGCGTTGCCAGTAATGAACGCAAACTTGGGCGAGTTGGCCACCTACGACATTGAACTTATGGGTGGCGCATACACAGTTGACGTAACGTGATCTAACGCGCCATAACTGGCCGAGAACAGGACAAGGCAATGAGACTAAAACTTAAAGTAGATCTACAAGACGGCGTAACGCCAGTCGAGTTAACAACAAATATGTTTGTTATCTGCGAATGGGAAAAAACAGAGGGTCGCAAAATTAGTGACGGCAAAGGTATCGGCTACACCGATCTAGTTTGCTGGGCATACAACTTGCTAAAACTTAGCGGCCAAAAAATGCCTGCAACATATCGTGACTGGGTTAAAGAAAACCCAAACATGACGATTGAGGCAATAGACGAGACAGACCCAAACCATACGGCGTAGGCAGTTACCGACGGCAACTAGCAGAACTGTTAGTCGCAACAGGGTATTGGCCTACGACAATCGAGTTTGACACGCGCGACCTAATCACGGTGATTACGCTATTGAATAAGCAAAAGAGGTAGCGCAATGCCAGCATCAACAAAAATACAAGTTGTCGGGGTCAAAAACGCTATAAACGGTTTGCGTAAAATTGACCCTGAGTTGCAAAAGGAATTTAAAGCAGACGCAAAGGCTATTGCCCAACCAGCGATTGACGCAGCAAAAAAAGCGTACGAACCGTTAAGCAATGAAAGTCACCCGTACGCATTGTCGGGTATGGCTCGATCATGGGTTGATCCAGTTACAGGCCGTCAACTTATGAAATTTAAAGTAAACAAAGCAATTGCTGGCGTTGGCATGAAATTTGATACACGCAAAAAAGCCATTGGCGTTATTCTTATTTTGCAAAAAGACGTTGCAACCGCAATTTGGGAAACAGCCGGTCGCAAAACAACAAACCGTCTAGGTCGATCATTGGGTTTTGTAGGCGACAATGAAACACGCATTATTAAACCAGCCGTTGAAAAACATTTGCCACAAGTTGAGCAAGAAATGGAAAAATTAGTTAAACGTACTATGCGCGTCGTGCAGGCAGGTTTGTAATGGCATTATCTATTCCGATCATTAGCGAGTTTGACGGCAAAGGCATTGACAAAGCAATAAAAGAATTTAAGCAATTAGAAACTGTTGGCGAGAAAGCACAGTTTGCTATTAAGAAAGCGGCGATACCTGCGGCGGCCGCGATTACGGCGGTTGCGGGTGCGCTTGGCTTAGCGGCTAAAGCGGCAGCCGAAGACGAACAGCAACAAGCGATTTTGGCTAACACAATGCAAAACGTTGTTGGCGCTACTAATGCGACTGTTGCAGCGACTGAGGACATGATCTCGGCTATGTCGAGGGCAACTGGTACGGCTGACAGCGAGTTACGGCCAGCGTTTGCTGCATTGCTTGTCGGTACAAAAGATATTGGCGAAGCGACTAGCGCGCTGACGCTTGCACAAGATATTTCTATTGCAACTGGCAACGATCTTGCAACGGTAAGCGACGCGCTTGCCAAAGCGTATGCAGGCAACATGAAAGGTCTTGCAGCGTTGTCGCCTGAGATGAAGGGCATGATTAAAGACGGTGCATCACTCGACACCGTGATGATGGCGTTAAATGACAACTTTGGTGGCGCGGCCGCAAAGTCTGCAAACACCGCTGCGGGTCAGTTTAAAATTTTAAAAAATAGTTTGGCTGAAACACAAGAAAGTATTGGTGCAGGTTTGTTGCCCGTGTTGCAAAAAGTGTTGCCGTATTTGCAGAGCATGGCTGATTGGGCGCAAAAAAACCCTAAAGCATTTTTGTTTATTGCCGGCACGATTAGCGCTATTGCTACAGCGATTTTGGCAGTTAATTTTGCTATGGCCGCAAACCCCTTTACGCTTATTGCGATCGGCATTGCAGCGCTTATTACTGGTCTTGCAGTTGCGTACACAAAATTTGAAGGCTTTAGAAACGTTGTCAATTTTGTGCTTAACAGTCTGATTGCTGGTTTTGAATTGTTTGCTAATTCGTTTATTGGTGCGATTAATTTAATTATTGACGGCATGAATTTAATAAACCCGTTTACTGATATCGGTAAATTGCCGACAATTAACTTAGGTCGTATTGGTGGCGGTGGCGCTGCGACTAGCGGTGGTCAGGCTCGAGAGGGCGGCACAGGCAGTATTACACCTAGTTTGCCAAGTATGCCTAGTTTGCCTCCAACGCTTATCGGTGGCGGTAGCGGGTCAGGCGGCGGCGGTGGCGGTACAGGCGGCGGCGGTGGCGGTACTGGTGCTGGTGCTGGCGACCTAGTGACTATACAAGGCGGTCTAACGACGTTTGGCAACGCTGAACGCATTGCAGCGCGTAGTAGCGGTGGCGTAACAATAAACGTGACTGGCGGTATGTCAACTAGCGCCGAGATCGGGCAAAGCGTGTTAAACAGTTTGCTGGCCTACCAGCGCACTAACGGCCCACTTGACTTACAGATTGCGTCGTAATGGCAGGTACAGCCGTTGTCGCTAGTGGCAACTATGACTTAGAGATTGACACAGGGTTTATACAAGACGCATTTTTGCTTAATGACTTGACCGCTGGCGTGCTTGACAACACTCAATATGTGCTTGACGGTACGACAGATTTTGCGAGCGTGCTTGACGGCGTTAACAGCATCACGGTTAAACGTGGGCGACGCGATCAAGGCGACCAATTTAGCGCTGGCACTATGTCGTTTACGATGCTTGACACGGCAGGCATTTTTAACCCGTTTGACACTAACTCGCCGTACTACGACACACCATTAAGCCAACCGGGTCTTGCACCTATGCGTCGAGTGCGCCTATCGCGTTACAGTTCGTTAAACGTCAAAGAGTACCTTTTTGTCGGCGTGATTGTAAATTTTGATTACAATTTTGCGCTTGGCGGTCTTGACACCGTAACCGTATTTTGTGCAGACGATTTCTATCTGTTAGCGCAAACATATTTAGACGAATTTAACGTCAGCGAACAATTGTCTAGCGCTCGAGTCACGGCCGTGCTTGATCGGCCTGAGGTTGCGTTCCCAGCATTAACGCGCGACATTGCTACAGGCACACAGACACTTGGCGGTTCAGCGGCGTTCACGGTCGCTCAGGGCACAAACGTGCTTGGCTATTTGTCTGACGTAAACGAGGCTGAGCAGGGTCGCTTGTTTATGTCGCGTGACGGCAATCTAGTGTTTGACGCTCGACTAGGCACAACGCTTACACCGTCGGTAGCAGACTTTCATGACGACGGAACAAACATTCCGTACAACGGCGTAGGCATAACTTTTGAAGCCGATCAGGTAACTAACCGCGCAGTCGTACAAATACTGGGCAGTAACAATCCGCAAGTCGCTGACGACGCTGGCAGTCAAACAAAATATTTTGTGCAGACCTACAGCATCACTAACAGCCTTTTGCATAACAACAGCGCTGCACTTGACTTGGCGGTTTATTTGCTTGACCCTGAACCTGAAGCACGATACACGTCACTAGCCACGTCGTTTGCTTTGTTGACTAGCGCGCAACGTGACACGGTTGCCGTCATTGACGTGGGCGACACAATCACGATTGAGAAGTCGTTTACGTCAGGCGTGACAACTACCGAGTTGGCACAAGAGTTGGCAGTTGAGGGCATTGAGCATACGATCAGCGTTAATACCGGGCATAGCGTCACTTATTACACGTCGCCAACGGTCATTGTTTATGAGCTGATACTTGATGACTTGTCGTTTGGTATCATCAACGCGGACAACGCTCTAGGGTAAAGTAGGCAAATATGACAACACCGTTTCCGTTTGTTGCTGGTCAGGTTTTGACGGCCGCGCAACTTAACGACATACAGAATTTACCGATATCAGATAAGACGGCTAGTTACGTTTTGATTGCAGGTGACGAAACTAAGCGCACGATTATGAACAGCGCTAGCGCTACAACGATCACGGTAAACAACTCGATCTATACCGTTGGCGATGTTATTCAGGTCGCTAATAAAGGTGCAGGCACTTGCACGATTACTGCGGGTGCGGGCGTAACTATTAACACAAGCGGTTCGCTTGCTTTGGCGCAATATGGGGGCGGCTATTTACTTGCATTGTCGGCGTCAACTTTCACTTTTTTTAACTTAGGGGGTGGCGTATCGTACGGTACGGCTACAGGCGGTTCGAGTAGTTCTATTACTGTCAGCAGCATAAATTACACGCTTTTAACTTTTACTACTGACGCAAATCTTGTTGTTTCTAAAGCAGGTTTGTTTGATGTTTTAATGTTCGGTGGCGGTGCTGGTGGTGGCAGTAGTACAGGCAGCGGTGTTGCAGGTGGCGGTGGCGGTGCAGGCGCGTTTACACAGTCAACTGTTTATCTTGACGCAGCAACTTATGCGGTTGATATTGGTGCAGGCGGTACTGGTGGCAGTTCAGGTGTTACTCCAGCAAACGGTTTAGTTACAAGTTTAGGTACTACCGCAAGATCGTTGTGTGCTATTGGTGGCGGTTTTGGTATGTGGTTTGACGGAATAAAAGCACCGGGCGACGGTGGTTGTGGCGGTGGGTCAACTTACAACGGGCCAGCGGCTGGCAAATCTTTAGCACCTACTGTTGGTGGTTTTGGTGGTGGTGCAGGTGATAACGCAACAAATATTGGTGCTGGTGGTGGCGGCGGTGTTACGCAAGCAGGGCAGGCTCGAAGCGGGACTAGTGGCGGCGCAGGCGGTGCTGGTTATGACGTTGGCGCATTTATTTCAGGCAGTCTTTTTAAAGGCGGTGGCGGCGGCGGCGGAAGTTTTGGTGTTGCAGGCGGCGCAGGCGGAAGCGGTGTCGGCGGCAACGGTGGCAATTCAAGTAACGGTGTCGCAGCCGCAGCAAACACAGGTTCAGGCGGTGGTGGCACGTCAGCCAATTCTGCAGGTTCAGGCGGCGCAGGCGGTTCGGGCATTGTGTATGTCAGGTTTAAGGTTTAATTATGAGCGCACAATATTTTGCACAAATTAACGACGACAACATTGTTACAAATGTTGCAGTTGTAACAACAGAATTTATGGCAGAAAACCCTGACCGATACACAGGTACTTGGGTTGAAACGTTTATTGACAACCCAAACAAAATTTACGCAAGTCTTGGTTACACCTACAGTTACGACACACAAGATTTTACGCCGCCGCCACAACTTGAGCCAGTCGAGCCAATAGACGAGCCGTAATGCGATGCGCTACGGGCTATTTGCGTTAATTCTTATGTTGACCGCTTGCGAAAGTACTCGCGACAACACGATCACCGTTAAGTCACGGGTGAAAAACATGACGCTAGATAACTGCAACGTGCCTGACCGATGCGGCATAACACCGTGACTCGACACAGATACACGTCAGACGAATTGCACGCACGCATGATCGTTACGGTCGGCGTATTACTAGCCATAGTTTTTAGCACCATAGTTTTAGGCATGACGTACGGCCTGTTGTTTGTGTCGCAACCTGAGAAACAAGCACCGAACGACGCAGCGTTTATTGACTTAATGTCAACGATTGTTGTGTTTTTGACTGGCACGTTGTCAGGCATTGTTGCGTCTAACGGCATTAAAAAACAAACTAAATAACAATGGCTAATCGCGCTTACATAGTTACGCAACAGCCAGTCGTAAAGTCTGCGCTGGCTGGCACAGCGGAATGGGCGCGACTTGCGTGCAAACACAGCGGTGGCAGTTTGTGGAATAACGGCACGTTTGTGCATCGCGACATACGCAACAGACCCGGCACAATTAGCAATCATGCTCGAGGGCTTGCAATGGATTTGTCGTATCGTTGGCTTAACCAAAAGAAGCTTGGCAAGGCAGACGGCCGCAAAGCGTCGCTTGCGTTTATTGTCAAATGTTTAGAAAACGCAGACCACTTAGGCATACAACTTGTGATTGACTACGCAATGCAACGGTCATGGAAATGCGACCGCGGCACATGGCAACCGTTACCGAGTGTCGAGCAAGGCGACTGGTATCACATAGAAATTGACCCGCACGTAGCCAACGACCCGATCATCGCAAAACAGCGCTGGCAAGCCGTTTTCGGGGTATCACCAACAGAGGCAACAAAACCTGTTTAGGCTGGTCACCTACCGAGAAAGTAGGTCACTATGACACTTATCAGCAAACTTGCAATATCGCTATTTATTAGCGTCACGTCAATATTTATTTTGACACCGCCGCCTGCCCCAACAGCCGACGATCTAGCAGTCAGACAACCCGAGGTATTTGAGGGTTACGGCCGACCAGTTGACATACCTAGCACTACTAGCACCGTGCCTGTAACTACGCCTATAACGCAACCTGACGCGTGTCAGACCGTGTTTGACATGGCT